ATTGTAGTTATTTTATGCATATCAATTAATCCTCGACGTAATACCTCCAGCAATTTATCTTCTATATCATTAAGATCATTTACAACATCCTGAGCAGCCGAACTTAATTTATTAGCCTCCAAAAACATAGACTCTGAAATATAATAGGACATAACTTCGCAAAAAACATCGTGTCCCATTTTCTTTAATTTTCTTTTTAAAACGGGATCATTAACTTCAATACAGAAATTTTGCCCATAAGAGCTTTTAAAACTCTGCTTTAGCTGTGTCCTAATATCATTAACACTCGTTCTTCTTTCCGAAACCTCTTTTTTTAAAATTGCCTCAGCCATAGTTGAAACAACTCTAGAAGTTCCTGCCAGGGTCTTCAACCCATAATCCATATCAACCTGATGATCATCGCTCTTGATCACAACATCAAAATTAATGTTCAATTTTGCAACCTTTTGTTAACTTTTATTATCCGCATCTAATTTTTATCATTAATAATGGATGACTTTCAACAGATTAGCTCAAATTAGAGGGATTTCGCGCGCTCGTATCCCCGCCACGCCTGCCCGCTTTATGTAGTGGTTTTCATGCACTTGCATGACATAAACAAAAGCCCGCCATTCCTGGCGGGCCTCAACTAAAACGATCCTCAAACGATCATGCGAATTCATGCGGCATAGACATGCATTGTTGCTTTATCGATCTTTTCTTACTTCAAGTGAGTCCTTATGGCCTCCTGTCCACCTTGCGCTGCGCGTTCCCCCTGCCTCCCTTTGTCATAACTTAGATTTAATCATCATAAATCAAGAGGTACTACACAAAGTACCAACTCACAACACTCAACAAACAGCCAATAATGAGCATAATACTAACTTGACTACTCCATAAAAAAATACGTAAACTACATTCATCAACAGTATTTCTCTAAAAAAGACGGGGTCACAATTCAATGGCTACTACCAACTGTATTACTGTACTTACTGCTCGTGGTTTAACAGAGATTTTGAACACAGGGGGAAGCCAAGCATGGAGACTTGACGCCAGCCATGCAGCTAAGCACGAATATTTAGTTTGTGTACAAAATTCGAGAAAGGACTGGGGATCACAAGAAGCAAAACATCATCATGCTTTTATGATCGGTCGAATCTCGGGAGTAAGCAGGGCTCCAGAAAACCCTAAACGCTGGATCATAAACATCAATTCTTATGCTGAAATTGACATCCCAGGACAATGGGATGGCAATCGGAATCCCGTTTCTTATCGCAACCTCAAAGACATTGGCATTGAGGCTGACAAGTTGGAATTTAAAGCTCTTCCCAAATTAACCCCGACTAATTCGATTGTCGATCAAGCGGGTGATGAGTACGAAGAAGAAGAAGAAGAAAATGTAGTTAAGCCGTTAACACTTCAGGAGGCAAAAGCAGGGCTAGCCCTATACTTTGGTGTTAATGAAGAAAATATTCAAATAACTATACAAGGTTAAGGCTTTTAAACCGGCATAAGTGGCCATTACTTTTCGTTCGAAGTGGCGCTTCCGGTCTAACAAGCATCTAATAGGATTTTCGTATCTATCACAAATCCCAAAAGGTAATTTGCAGCCCATCATACGTAGCAAAACTAACGTTCGGTTAAATCTGAGCGGAAGTGAAAATAATGGTTACTGTATTTTACCCCATGACTAATGCCCCACTAAACTAGTTGTTCAACGTTGCTGACGTCAGAAGCAAGTTCAGACGCCAGCAACGTTTCTTAATGCAGCCAGCTGTCGTCTTCCCACACCTTCTGCATAATTTTCATCACTTGTTTTCTTTCTTCGTCCAGTTGCAGTCCGGTCAGTTCCACACCATTAGAGCTACCTTTACGGATACGAATTACCGCTTTGGGATACAGGGGGCGCAGATTGCGGTAAAGCTCGGATTCAAGGGCGTCCAGGGTAGACTGGCTAATTTTTTGCTCTTTATCGATCATTATTTCAATGCGCATAAAAGTCACCTCAACTGATGACATCCATTGAGCGGCTGTATTCGTGGATTCTGATCTTTGCCATGAGTTCATCAGTCAATTCAGAAACCCACTGCAGAGCCAGCCCCTTCTCTTCATCACTACACTCACTAGCCGCTACAAGCTTAAGAAAAAAATCAATGCGCTGGAGCTTCAAAGACTCCAAAAAATAGTCCTGCATTTTTCCTCCTATGACACCACAAGCAACACTGTATGCATAACCACTGTTTATATTTACAGTATATAATAATCTTACTGATGTAAAACGTTTTTTTACATTCATCAGCATGATATGCTTGGTATTATTAAGAGCACGAATTGTTAGCCCGCGGAATTAATACAGGTTCCGCCACTGATCATCTTCCTGCAAACGCTGGTTCCGATAGAAGATACGCAGGCCTGCTCCTGACGGAATACTGCCTCCGCGAAGGAGTAAATCGACCTCTTTCTCGCTGCCATCAAATCCTCTGGACTTCAGCTCATACACGAGCTGCAGTCGCTGATGGTCTGTAATTCGCTGTTTGTAGTCTTTACGCCGTTTCGGTTTCACCAGGCGTAACCTTGCTGCCAGTTCCCGGCGCTCTTTTTTGCTCATACTGTGCAGGTAATCGTGCAACTCCTTGTCATCCATGCTGGTAATGTCCGTTCTGGAGTCCCCATCAGCTGATTTATCTTTCTCCTGTTGGTTCAAATTTTCAGCAAGGGGACAGTTATTGCCACGAGTCCAAGGGGCGCAAGCGCCCTGGTCGGCAGCCGCCTCCTGAACGTCAACGGCCTTACGAACCATTTTCCACTTCACCGCATGAGTGCAGATCTTGCCCTCTGCAATGGGTGACCAGATGCCATAAATACGAATACCGTGATCGCCATAAGCGGTTGGCTCTTCGTTGATTTCATAAGCGGTTCTGATGAGGTGATATTTACGGGGAACCAGTACGCCACCCTGCTTCATGATATAGGTGGCAAAACAACCAGCATCAGCAGCAGCCAGAATGGCATCAAGGCGCGGGTTATCCAGTACCGGCGCACCTGCTTTTTTGTCACCCTGTTGCCTTGCCGCCTGACCAGCCAGCAATCGCAGTTCACGGTAAGCCTGACGCCCCGGAATGCCAAAGAAGCGGAATTGCTGAACACGATGCAGAGACGCCCAGGCATTAACGTATTCAGCGTTATCACGCAGGGATTTACCCGTTTCCTTGCTGATCTCCCCAGCCAGACCACGCCCGTCAATGTTCTTACTGATGTATTTCGCGATATAGCTTGTTGGCGTACCTTTGCGCGGGTTTATCAGCTCAGACTTAAAGCGTGGTCCCGTGTTATTGCCCAGCTCCTCGCGGTCTTCACGGATGGCAAACTTACGCAGTAATGCAGTGATGGCGCGGCGGTCTTTTTTACGCATGAAACACATGAGATGCCAGTGCACAGTACCGTCATGATGCGGCTCAGCTACCCGCACGCCATACCAGCGCAACTCGGCTTTATGCATAGCCTTACGAAATGCAGCAAACATGCCGACCAGATAATCGCTACTTTGTCTTACCGTCGCGTTTGTCCAGGTCGGGTTTGGTCTGCCGTTATTGAGCGTGGAATGGAAACGCGACGGACAGGTGATAGTGTAGAAAACGGCACAGTCACTGCGCATTTCCGCGATAAGCTCCAGACCTTTAACACAGGCCATCATCTCATTGCGGCGATGCGCCGGGTTGCTGCTGCTGGCGTTTACCACATCTTCCATATCCAGCGTGTCGCCGTCTTCGTTCACCAGTTCATGAGAACGAAAAAACTCCAGCGACTTACGGCGCTGCTCACGTTTATGCATCACGGCTTCATAGCTGACATAGGGGGATGCTTTTTTGCTGACCAGGCAGACAGCACGCAACTGCTCTTCCCGCCATTCGCAACGCATCTTCCATAATTTCCGATACCACCAGTCGGCACACAACATACGCGCCAGCGAACCCGGGATGAGTTCATAGGGCACTGGTTTGCGGCGGTTTCTTTTCCGACGAAGTTTCTCAAACGCAGGCGGGATAACATCCAGACGCAGGGTTTCCGCTGCCACCTTTTCCCATGTCTTGCGGATTTCTTCTGGCTTAACGTCATCGGTGGCATACAAATCACCACAAGCGTCCTCAAGACACATGCTCATATGCGCTGCTACCAGGGTGGACAGGCGTTTCACCTGATCCTGGCTCATTTCAGGCAGGATCAGCAGACCCTCCAGCCCTTGATGGCTTGCCATAAAACGGAAAGAAACAGATAGCTGACTGTCACGTACACAATCCAGTCGCTCCAGACATGGCTTAATCGTCTCACGCAAATAGCGGGAATAAGCCTTTGGCCTGCCCAGGCTGCTGAAGTATTCAATACGTTGCATCAGCGGCTTGCTGATATGGGAAGGCTGGGCGTTTACGTCCGCCAGAATGACCATGTCCGGATTAAAACGCTGCTGCTCATGCGCCAGCTTTGCCCGGCTAATGAGCTTATCCTGCTCCATTTCGCGCTGGACAGGATCACGGGATTCATTAAAGAAATAACGCTCCCAGACCTGCTCACTCAGTGCCTCGCGGCGCAGTTGTTCCTGCTCGTTATCGGCAGCGTACAGAGTGATCAGGTTTGAAAGTGCAGACTCCGGCGCAACTTCCGCCGGGTCCAGATAAGGGTTAATGGCCTTTTTCGAGCCGTTCCATGAAAATGCTGCGGCGGCCTCGTTAAAGCCGCTGCAATTGTTCATATCGTCATGACTCATACACACACTCTGTACACGGCAGAACTATCCACGCCACGCGAAGGATCAAATCCCAACCAGCAGCTCGGCCCGGAAACAGCAATGATTTCTGTTGCAGATTTACCCTCGCCAGCTGACACGCCGATGCTGCGTTTTGCCTTGATATAGTGGTGAGTAAAATTGCGATACAGCGAACGAATCAGGGATGTGTCATTGTTAGAAACAATGACCGGATGTCCTTCTGATGACCGATGTTCAAGAATGGATGCCAGGTGATACTGGTCATCTTCAGTGAAACCATCAGTGTGATAGCCGGAAAACGTACCGTCATACGGCGGATCGCAATACACCACATCCCCCACCTGCAGCATCGCCAGCGTTTCATCAAAGCTCGCGCAGATAAACGTTGCCCGCTGGGCTTTCTCTGCAAATGCGCGAATTTCTTTTTCAGGGAAATACGGATTTTTATAATTACCGTAGGGAATGTTGAAATACCCGCTCTTGTTATAGCGACATAAACCACGGTAACCGTGACGATTGAGATATAGGAAATATATCGCCTTCATGAAATCAGTAATTTCAGTTGAGTAATTAAACTCCTGTCTTATGTTGTAATAAGCCAGCTCACTGTTTGCTTCCTCAAATAAAACTTTGGCACGAGATATAAACGCTTCGCAATCAGCGGCAATCTTTTTATAGAGGTTGATTAAATCAGGATTAATATCCGCAACCAGATAGCTGGGGTAATCCGTCGCCATCATCACAGCACAAGAACCCGCGAAAGGTTCAACCAGTCGCGGGCCAGCAGGAAGGTATTTTTTCAGTTCGGACATAATGGCGGTTTTATTACCCGCCCATTTCAGGATGGTGCTCATACAGCACCTCCGTTGTAATGTTTGCCTTTCAGCTCTGCGATTTCCTGGCAGGTAATGCAAAGCTGCACTCCAGGAATGGCACGGCGGCGTGCTGGCGGAATTGGCGCTTCACACTCAACGCAAAGCACGCGGGACACGCCCGGCGTTTTGGCACGAGCAGCACGGATATGGCGTTGGCGTTCTTCTTCAACGCGCTGCTGTACGAGATCCATTGCATCAGCCATCAGTGGATCTCCTGCGCTTCGTTCTGGATTGCTTCAGCAGTCACACGCAGCAGTTCTGCCGCTTCGACGTGGTTTAGCTGGCGGGAGGTGATATGACACGCCAGGCTATCGAGGCGAGCAGCCATTGCTTCAGCCCTTGCCCGGCGTTCTTCCAGACGAGCCTCTGTCAGTAAAAGATTAAGACCTGCATCATCCGGTCCGGTTTTGGTCGTGAGGGTTTCAATATTACGCATAAGCAATTCTCCTGAATTTAGATAAAGGGATGCCCGGCGGGTTTACGCCATTAATTTCATTAGTTGGTTAATTCGGCATGGTTAGCCGTCTGGGAAATAAGCTCACCACTGCACGAAAATGATTCATTGCTTTAATCAACTCCCGCTTTTCGTCAGTGGTCAGCTCATTAATGCTGATGCTATGACGTTCAGCTGGAATTTTTGCCATAAAGAATATGGCAGCCAGTGCCCGTTTATTTTGTTCATTATTGATATCCCGTGGATCACGCATATCTTTAATAAACCGCTCAAGCTCTGACTCAATATTCAAACCAAAAACTTTCGCCCTTAACTCCGCAATATGATTAAGTCCATTCAGGCGTTCACCGGGTCTTAATGGAACAGTCGCCGCAGCGCCTTCAATAGCCATTTGTTCCCCCGTTTTTTCGTAGATAGTTCTGCCAGCAATTCATCTTGTGAACGGCACGGATGCCAGCGTTTTCCATCCTCACCCATGATCCAGCCGTGACCGTAGTGCATTGCCGGGCTTTGCTTTACCAGCAGCGATGCAAATGATGGTTCTTTCGTCAGCATAAGCACCTCACAGCAAACCGAATGAAGCACCGAGGCCAGTCACGGTATCAACTGCACTCGCCATCGCAGGGTTAGCCTGTAAACGGGCCTGCAATGAAACAGCAGCCAACGCCATCAGTCGTGTTACAGAGTTAATGCTGCTGATAGCATCACGACGACCTGCACTGGTTTTTACATCGCCAGATACCGCACCTGCAGCAACACGCCCGATCTCTGCGGTTGCACTCATGACGTAATGTGGCAGTTTCTCTTTTGCCACCTCATTAATCGGTACGCATGGCAGGCAGTGAATCTGAGCCAGAAAACCATCTACCAGCGTTGAATCTTCAGTCAGATCGGTAAGCAGCCAGATTTCTGGTGCGGTTAATAAATGAGGTTGCGCTGGGTTCAACTTGTTCCGCAGAATCTGCACATTCATGCCAGCACGTTCTGCCAGTTGCACCAGGTTGTGGCGCAATGCGAATGCACGACAGGCTTCATCAAAATGTGGATGTTTGGAAACTTGGTAATCAAACATGGTCAATGCCTCTGATGTATTTCAGAATCGAACTAATTAAGGTTTAGATTGCATTCTGAAAGCGCATCAACGGTCATTGCTGCTATGTTGATCATCACTTTTTCGCGTTTTTTATCTTTGCGCAGACGGTGACGGATAAGGCGTCCATCAGCCAACATGTCATTGATGGTATCGATGGATAGCCCTGTCAGCTCGCTATAGCGTTCAATAGTCACATGAGGGGTGGTAAGAGTGATTGAAATGTTAGGTCTCATGATGCAACATTCCTCGTTTAATGATGATTAATCAGGACGAATACGGATCGTTTGTATTTTGTGAACACCATAAACATACGATCGCACAGTGAAATCGTCAAGATAAAAGTTCACTTGGAGTGACCATGAATTTGGAGAAAGGCGGACGAGGCGCTATAGAGCGCATGGTAGAAGCTTATGGATTCAAGACTCGACAGGCGTTGTGCGATCATTTAGGAATCTCTAAAAGTACACTCGCCACACGCTACATGCGTGACTCATTCCCAGCAGAATGGGTAATCCAGTGCGCCCTTGAAACAGGCACCTCGCTTAATTGGCTCACAACCGGGCATGGTTCAAAGCAAACTTCAGGTAATACAAATACTATGGAAGTTGCTAAATATGTATTATCTGATGGGGCCTTGTGTGAAGACGGTTTTTATATTTTCGATAGAGAATTTCTACCGTCGGCATTCAAGAATCTTTTTGTAATCACAGATAATAATTCTGAATTTATTTGTGATAAGGAATTTGATGATATACGTGATGGTAAATGGGTAATAAGTATTGATGGCGAAATAACGATCCGTGACATTACTCGTTTACCCGGTGGAAGAATCTTCGTCGAGGGTGGAAACAGAGCCTTCGAGTGCAAGATAGAAGATGTTGAAATAATTGGGAAAATTATAAGTTTAACAATTAAGTACGTTAGGTAATACCGGGAGGAAACTATGCTTGGTAAGGTATTTTTTGTGGTTTTATCATGCTCTTTGTTATTAAACCCACTAACTACCTATGCTAAAAATTATCCTTGTTCTGGGAAAAAGGGAGGTGTCTCTCACTGTACCTCCGATGGAAAGTTCGTTTGCAATGATGGAACTATTAGTAAATCAAAAAAAATCTGTACTAAAAACTCGCGATAAATTTTGCTTTTATACCTGCGCCTAATATAACAATGAGCCGCAGGCTAACCGCAAAAGTCACATACTCACATAGCAAAAAATAGCTAACTTCATTATGGCTTCAGTGAGATGTATGGTCGCAGGATTTCATACATTGACACTGGTTATACATACAGTAAAAATGCTCTCTACTGGAGTAATGCCAGTCAGTTAAGCAACTGACTGGCTCTTTTTCGGGGCTGTGGGGTATTTCCAGGGCCTCTCCTTTACCACTCTCGGGAAGGCCCTTTCCC